GTATGGACCACTCCGTCAATCTCGATATTCAAAAGGAGATTGGTAACAACGCCGTGAACAGGGCATTTGTACCGGGTCGGCAATTTGGTATTCTTCGGCATTACTATCTTGCGCGGGTTACCCGCCGAAGGTGGTCTGACGGGTTCGTTCGGCTCCGCTGCGATACTGTTCGGGTCGGAACTGTTCGTCTCGGCGGCTGCATAGTAGCTAAGACCGACAAAAATAATTACAAGCCAAACAGAAACACCCAAAATTACAGATGTTCTCATAGTTCTCATTCGTTTTTCTCCTTTTCAATTTTTCTGACTCTTTCTTTGAGTTTCGGAATACCGATAAATGTTTTCACGTGAACCCATAGTATCATTCGATTTCGCTTCTTCCCCGTAATTGTTCCAGCCGTTCTTTTTCAGTCACTCCCGACAATGGCGCCGGGGCCACCGTGCCGGCCTGCGACTTTACCTCTAATTCAGCCATCTCGTTCTGCTCGACTACCGAGAGTCTCGTTATCTCGGCTCGTTTTCTAAGGAGCGCCAAGTCCTTCATCTGGTCGGTGTCCGGCTGATGGCCGCTCCTGGCCAGGACTTCAAGTTCAGATAAATACACCTTTTCTCTTTCGCTCAACGGCTTTTTGAGGGCCTTCTTAAGTTTCTCAGCCCTGGTCTTTACCTGCAAGTCTCTTTGTCCCTGCTCTTTGGCCTTCTGAGCCGCTAATGCCTCGGCCGCAGGGTCCGTGGACTTCGGGCTGGACTTCGGATTTTTCAGGTGCCCCAATATCCCCTGGAATGTCTTTTTGCCAGCCGGGATTGTTATGTTCGCGTGGTCTGCGAACTCCCGCAGCTCCTCTACCGTTTTCATGTCTTCAACTTTCATTTTAAGCTCCTGTAAAAACTGAGTTTAGTTCGACTGTATTGTAATGCTTGCATATTACCGTTGGGTCAACCCACAGTTCAAATCCCGCTTCTCTGGCCTTGTTTGAAAAAACAAAGTCATGGCCCGCTCTAAGTTTGTTGTCTTTCCTGTCCGTTTTGTACCAGGGCCTGGTAATTTTGTCGAAAACCTCCTTTTTGATTAAGACCGTACTGCCGGCAAGGGCGTTTACCTTGAATAGCCTTCGGGGTAGTTTCTGGTATGGCTGCAAGAGCTGCCGGGGCGGCTCGCCTTCGGGGTTTTCCAGCGAAAACGACCAGCACTTCCTGCCGCCCACGAATAATGGGTACACCCCTGCGATAATGTCCCTGCCATGCGCCAGGAGCCTTAATATCGTGTTCTCCGGCGGGACCACATCTGCGTCTAAAGTCATAATATGGGTAATGTCGCCTTCCTTGGCCTCTGCCACCATCTCGTTTCTTGCGTATTCGGGCGCCTCGGCGTACACCCCGCCCTTGGCCAGTCCGACCCAGCTTATCTTTGTCTCCTGGCGTATGTATTCGGCGGTCTCGTCGATAATCCGCTTATCAGACGGACGCGGCATACAAATCATAACCCCATATTTTGATTTCTTGCGTTTCATTTAGGATACACCAAAGTTGTATCTTCCAATTTCTAACCGCCCAGCGGCAGTATCAACCCCTTTCGCGGTAGTGCTAATTTCGGTTTTTTCTGCTTCTTCGGCTCCGGGTTCATGGGGTTCAAGGCCGCCCAGTGTTTCTTCCTCTTGTCCCATACTAATATCGGCTTTTCAATATCAGGAAATCTGTCTAATGCCTCCTGTTTTATACATATCTGGGTACCTCGACCGGACAGTTTCTCGATTATCCTCAGGGCGACGTGGAGAAAGCAGAAAAGGTGCTGCTCATCAAACTTCGGCCTGTCGGTCGTCTTCGACTTTTCACCGTTATTCCCGCTCATTTTGCTATTACCCCTATAACTCTATCAAAACACATAACTTCATGGCTCAGAGGTTTCCCGACCATATCCTCGTACGCCGTACTCTTAATTTTTGAAAACCAAGCACAGCGGGAACTACAAATTCTGCTTTCTCCACCATCTTTCATAAGGGGACAAATCACCGGGTTATCTTCCTCGTCCTTCAATATGCCTTCAACTGCAATATGTACTATTCTCATTTTATACATTGCTCCTTCCTGCAATGCTCTCCGGTTGTCGTGCCCCTTTTGCTCCTGACAAAATGCTCACAAGTTTCACATGCCCCTGTCATTTTGCTGAAGTTCTTCGCGTACCTGTTCGTGTCCCTTCGGTCAACGCCCTCGAACTTCTGTCTGTACTTCGGCTCAAGAGACGCCTGGGTCTTCTCCCTGATCCTGCTCATCGGTATCGAGTTTTTAACGTGGACCGCAAATGCCATTATTCCCGCTCCGATATTATCCTGCCTGCATTTGTTTCATTTGTTGTTCGCCCTCGGCGATTATTTCGTCCTTGTTGGGTAAATCCAGCATATCAATCAGGAACTTCCTTCCGATGGGCAGTTGCCTGCCCTCTATTAACATTTTATTGGTCTCGATGAGCTCGAAGTACCTGGTCATTCTCGCCGTCTCGGACGCCGGAGACAACGATACCTTCGTACTGTATTTGCCCTTCTTCATATCGCGAATATCGTCAATTAGCATCTGCTCGGCAATAGGCATGGCCACCTGGTCTATCTGCGCCGCTAATCGCTGCATCTTTGCGACATCTTCGTTGTACTGGTCTATCGCCGCCTGCTGGATTTCCGGCGCCACGTTTTGTAAGTTCTCAATCTGGACGGGCGGCGCCTCATCGGGAATAGCGACTCCCTGCTCTTCGAGCAGCCGTCTCACCATCATGCGGGCGTTTTCGAGATGCACCTTATCAATCAGCTCATCTTTACTGACAATCTGGCGAATCTCGTCCTCTGAGTATATACCGTTGAACCGGATAATCTCGACCAACAGGTTCCCGGCAATCGACTGTGTGTAATTCCAGTTCGAATGTATCACCGCCTGGTCCTTATTGGACGCCCTCTGTTTGGCTATCACCGTACCCATCACCCTGTCCTTATCGGTGGCCGGGTCCACCATTCTAATCCCGGTAATCATCTTGGCATACTCAATACACTTCTCTGTGAATATGTGAAAGCCGCTCGGCGGTGGCGTAGCTTCCTTGAAATCTATAAATCCACCAGCCTTATCCTTCTCGAATACATAACCATCCTCCCCCGCGTGGTCTGCAAGCTCCTGGGCGTAAGTATTTGTCGTATCGGCCCCTATAATAATACCGGCGTTGGGCATCTGCTTTAAGATATTCAACTCCGCCGAATGTGTATAATTTATCATATCCTGGACGCCTATCAGGTCCCCCGCCGGACAGCTTATATACCCGTTATCGAAGTACGCGTTATACCGGCCGATCGGGAACATCTGGCAGCCGTTAAGTTCATCCACCTTGTCCTCTAAAAAAACATTACCGACCCGAATGGTATGGTGCATTATGTTCCTAATAACGTCCTCGACCTCGAACACTTCCGGGTTCATCTTAGTCAGCTTCTTCGCCGCCCAGATGTCCTTTTCTTCAATCAGCAGTTTGGCGTCAAGCTCCGACTTTCTCTTATCGTACCACAATACGCATTTCTTCGGCCAGCGCCACCAAGTATGGTTCACCTGATACCTGTATTTCGATATATTGTCCGTCCCCTCCCCTGTCCTGAAGGATGTCCCCGACGTCTCCTGGGTGCCCCCCGTCAAAAATTGAATAATCGAACCCATGTGTCCCATTATCGACCTGACCGTGCCGCCGGCTCCGCCCAATGATTTCAATTCCTCCGCCTTGGCCGGGTATTCGGCGTGCATCAGGTCTTTGTCGACCCACGGCTCCCAGATTACGTATTTCGCGCCCGCTCTCCTTTGGTTCGGGTCGTAAACCGTACAGTTCGGGTCCCACATGACCTGGTGCTCGTTGATCTTCTCTATTTTCAGGTCTGCGTGCTTCGGGTCCCGTGACCAGTCTAATGAAAAAAGCATGTCCCCCTCGCCCGACTGGACGCCCGCCCTGAACTGTATGTTCTCCTGGTACCGATATAGCTCGCTATCGGTGGCGTGCTTCAATAATGACGTCAGTAACCACCCGATTGTTTCGGAACCGTCCCGCAGCGGATAGACCCTGAAATCCTGCGGATTCTGGATGTGCGAACCCGCTACGGAGTTTACCTGCGGCTTGATAATCGGGATGGTCAGGGAGAATTTCCCCTTGCGGTCGCTCGCTGCCTTGGTCTCCGGGTTCCATTGGTTCCTGCCGACCGAATAATCCTCGCTTTTGGCCATGCGGTCGAACTGGTCCCCCGACCCGCTTATCCCGTCGGCACGGTACTGCTTGACCTTCTCCAGCTTCTCCTCGTCGGTCAACGGCTCTTTGTATTGGTCGTCAGGCATTCTTTGTCCTTAATCTCCTGTTATTATCGACCTCTGCCGGTTTTACGGGTCGTTTTGCAACCGCCTCGACCGCGATTGGTACACCTTTTTTAGCCATTATATCTTCCTTCCTAAAATCCCATCGGGTCCCTGGGTTTGGTTCTTTTCGCTCTTTGTTTTCTCTCGCCGACTATCTCTGGCAAGACCCTCGACAGACCGTAAATACCATAGACGTAACACAGTCCATTGTCCGGCGAGCAGCCCAGGTCTTTTTTCACTTCATCGTTCAGCCGCATTATCATCAGTCCGCGGTTAGTGACCTTGTACCTCGATAAATATACCAACTGCCTTCTCGTTTCGTAGTCTTCAATGGGCTCTACTTCACAACGAGATATCTTGCCGGCCACGAAATGGACCGCCTCGGCCTTCTTGTTTGCGTACATCGCTGAGTTTTCAACTAATCCCGCAGAATTGAAATACTGAACGTTATATCTCATCTCATCAATCGCCAGCCCATCCGCCACGCCCTTACCGTTACCGATACAATCGACTATGAAATTCCTGGTATTTATCTCCTTGGCCATCAGCTTGCCTTCAAAAACAACCGAGTGTGTCATAGGATCGCCACCACCGAAGTGCATCTTCTTTTCTTTGAGTACCCTTCCGTTCTCAATGCCTTTGATATTACAGACGTCACCGCCGAACGCCGGGTCAATCGCTACTATCCTCCTTATCTCCGTGGCTGTATGGCGAATGGAGCCCCAGTTGCGTGTATTGAGCCTATCTATCATCGCTGATGTAATTAAAGTCCGCTCCTCATCCGTTATCCGCTTGCATTCATACTCCTGCTCATAAAACGATAACGGTAACAGACCCTGTTCGACCTCTTTCAATAATCTGGCAATTTCTTCTTTTTTTATAATGCCGGACTTACTATTTATTAACCTGCTTGCGAACCATTCCGGCTGACATTTTTTAGCCTTTCCCTCAGTCGGTAGATTCGCCTCATCATCCACACAAGCTGATATATTAAACATCATTGTCGCGTGGTTAGGCCCCTTGGGTGTGTAAATAAATATCCAAAACCGCTTTCGACAGCCGGGCTTCGGCTCACGTGACATAATCGGCTCTATAACCTCCGTCCAGGTTGAGTGTTTCATTAGTGCCCATTCATCGCAAGCACCACCATCGGCATCTATACCCCTCCAACTGTCCGGTTTGTCGGCACCTCCTATCTTCAATAACGCACCATTCTCGAAGGTTATCGTCATCTTCTGCTCGTTGCGCTTCCAGAAGAATTTTGATTTGTCCGGCAGAGCGTCCGGGAGCATATTCGGATCATCCCAGACAATCTCTCTGGCCTGTACCTGGGTCGGTCCAACATAGACGTATTTGTGGCGGGGGTGCTCGACACATTCCCTGATAAGAAGATTTATAACCGTGGTTGTCTTGTAGCTCCCCCTGTGCCATTCGAGGTTCGAGAACCTGGCCCGACCGCTGTCAAAAGCCTCCAGAAACTCTACTTGATGGTCCCTAAGCCTTTCCGTAAACTTAGGAGTCGGTATCTGAACGACCGCCATTGTCATTATCAGTATTAGCCTTAGCAAAATGTACCACCTCAACAACTTTAACCGGCTTGCCGTCTTCACCGGTAATTTCCTGTTTTTGCGTGTCTTTCATGTCCGTTAAATTAGTCGCTACGAACTTCGCATAACTGTGGTTGTGGCATCCGACAAGACCGTTTTCTATCAAAAAATTCTTCCTACACGCGCGCGCGCACGCGAAAGCGTCCGAAAACTCCTGTCGATATGAATCATGTTCTTCGTTCAGCCAGTCGTAAACTGTCGATATGCCTATTTTTATTTTTTTGGCGAAGTTTTGTAAGGTCGGGAGCCTGTTTGGTTCCCTCTTGATTTCAATCCACGTCACAACCGACCGGCCGTTTCTGTGCTTCTTGCCGGACTCATCGTAATGCAGCACTTTCATCTCTGTGTACGGTTCAATATTGAAAAACTTTATCAGCATCCCGCAGTATCGGGCTTTGTATTGTGTCGGCCTGCCAATGGCCTTTTTCTTCGATGGCTTTTTCTTTGTGGCCATAATAAAAAAAGCCCGGCGCTATCGCCGGGCTATTCCTTGTAGTAGAAGAGTAAGCTCGATCTACAATCTTATCGTGCTACAATGGGGCGCTATCCCCATACATAATGTTCCGTATTTTAATTTGCCATCATGGACCTTAAGAATAATTGCAAGCTCCGAATGAGGATACATCTGTGCGTATCTTCGCAGGTTTTTAATAATCCTTGCTTCATCGTCATATAGCTTAGTATCGACCATATTCTGCTTTGTCAAGGTTTTTTTTTCAGAATCTCCCATTTTTTTCTCCACAATGACCTTTTTTAACCCAAAATCGCCGTTAAGCACTATCTCATTATTCATTTTTTCTGTTCTGCCTTCTTTTTTTTCAAGCTTGACCCCCGCTCGCGCAGGGGCCCCGCCGATACTTTTAAGCTTACCTCGATACAATTTGCTTTTCCTTAACTTAAGTCATTAGGCATCACCTCCTTTTCGGGTAATTGTTCCCATTTTTTGCCGTCTAAAATACGGCCGGCCTTCTTCTTGCCGACTCGAAACATTGCCACACCATTTCCCTTATGCTCAAGTAGGGTCGTTTTATAATGCGACAGTTGTTCATCGCTGAAATTCTGAGCATGTGAACCCGGCAACCATTCTCCCCATTGCTTAAAGAAAAACGGCACTCCCGCCGCTTGGCAATCATCTCGAACCTTACGCGGCCAGTCCGGGTGCATCGGCCTTGCGCCCGGGCCAGATTCTCCACCGCAAACAATCCAGTCAATATGCTGACCGAACTCATCTAAACCCGTATCATCCTCTCGGTTTGAAGTCAGAAGTATTTCTCCCACATCTTCCAACATCGGCTCAATACTCAAAAATCTAACCGCTGCGGGTATCTGCAAGAGTGCAGGGATTTTCTCATCGGCCTCGGCCTGGTTGCTGATTGATACGCCGATATGGATGTTTTTGTGGAAGTCCCCTTCGCCAAAATATCGCCAACCTTCTCCGTGTTTTCCCCACATCATTCTTAAGGCTTGCTTCGGGCGCTTTGTTAATATTAGGAAAGTATGTTGGGGGCATTGCTCTATCGTATCAAAAATGTGTGTTAAAAATCCTATATTTACTTTCGGATGAAAAAGGTCTCCCATTGATACAACGAATATTCGGCGGGGCTTGCGCCAGTGTAGAGGTATGTCAAGCCGATTAGCAAATAATTCCACTTCTCCATTCCAACCAGTAGCTTTGCCAAACTCATATAATTCAGGCTTAGAATAATCCCACTTAAGTACGTTGCTCATTTTTGCCCAATTATCATCATCACCCTTTGCTGCAAATATACCATTTAGTCTTATAGCCATCCGCTCGGCGTAGCAATTCAAACAACCAGGCGAACACTTCGTGCAGCCGACTATCGGGTTCCAAGAATATTCACTCCATTCGATTTTTGTTCTTGACATATCATTTTCCTTGTGCTTCTTTTTTGCCTCAATTTCTCGAATTGCAGGCAATCGCCCTTTTTGAACGCCCCTACGTTCACACAGTCGTTTTTGTATTTGCACTTTTCACATTCCATAATAGCTCATCTCAGGCTGCCAGAATGTTGTCTGCTTGCGAAATAGATAGCCCGTGGCTCAGTCAGTTGTCTAATGCCACAAATGCCACCTTGTTTCATAGCCCAACATTGCCTCACCAGCGGCGACGTAAAATTCTGTGCTATTCATGGTTTTCTTCTTTGGTAGGCGTTACTTGCCGGTTTGGATGTCAATTGTGTGTTCATCAATAGCATCGAGGAGTGGGACGATTTCTG